TAATTTTTCAGCGGCATATACTTCAAGTGGTATATTCCATTTATTAGCAAGTCGAACATCTTCTTGTGAAAGTTTGATCTTCTTACCTGTGGAAGTTGCTGGCGACCGGGAAGCTCCAGCAACCACTTGAGCAGCAGGTGTCGTTTGCTGCGGACGATTATCTTTACTAACCTCTTGATTAGTAAACTTATGTGGAAATTCTTCTCGTAATCTACGATCAATCTCTCCATAAAAATCTTCTTCGTCAGGATTGTACCCTTGTTGTTTTAACTCTGCATCAATTGCTAATGCGGAAGCTGTTAGAATACTATCCTTACCAAACCACTCATTCTCCGCTGCCCATTCTTCTGCTCTTGGGTCAGGTCTTGCTTGAGCAGGTTGTTGTGGTTGATCTGCTTGCCTCTTAGCTTCTTCTTCTCTTGCTTTAGTGTATTGTTCTAAAGCAGCTTTTTGTTTACTAAGATTATCTAAATCAAGTTGACTTCTTTGAAGAACTTCTAATGTTTGAAGAACCTTCTCTCCGTCACCAGAATTATAAGCATCTAGATATGCAGACTTTGCAAATGCAACCTTATCATTTAACTGTTGCTCACTCACATCAGTAGTTGTTTTTTGAGTGTCAACGAAACTCTGTTCTTGAGAAGAAAGCCTTTCTTGTAAGTCTTGCTTCTCTTTTAGTAAAGCTTGAATTTCTTCTTCTCGTTCTTTTCTTTGCTTTACTAACTGCCGGATTCTTTTTTGTGCGCCGTTAGTCTCAATACCATCAAGCTCTTTTATTTCTTCTTTCTTAGGAGCTTCAGGAGCTACTTCAGACTTTGCTTCTTGTTCTGCAGGTGGAGCATCCTCTTCAATCTCATACTCTACCTTTTCTTGAAGTGTAACGTCACCCCAACCGTTTTCTTTTTCTTCCATTTAAACTTTTCCTTTCGACTGATTCGACACAGACGTTTTACGAGTAACTATATTATACACTATTTTTTGCGTTTACGCAACCCCTTAATTAGATAAATTAAATGTAGGGTCTAAATCTTTTGGATTTTCTACCTTTAGCATAATTTGATCATCATATAATAGAATAAGTTTTATACCTTTGTAGATCATCTTTACACCAGCATGCTTACCATAGCATACATAATCACCTAGTTTACACCAAGGTCCGGTAGCAAACTTATCCTCATCTTTGTAGGCAAGCTCACCAATAGCAATAACTTTTCCAACTGTAGTTAGATAAGCCATATCATCTACTGTTGAATCAGGTAGTATAATACCACCCTTTGTTTTTGCTTTGATAGATACGGGACGTATTAAAATATTATAACCGGGAATCGTAGGTAGAGGACTAGGATCGGATATCTCTTTTTCATCTCCGCTAATCCACTGATCATTTTTAATTGACTTTTGTAAAGCAGGTTGCTGCATGGTTAATCTCCTTCTTCGTCATGAAATCTTGTTTTTACAATACGAGTTAAATCATTTCTGGCCCATGCTAACCCCTGATAAAACCCTGATAGTTCTTTATATGTAGCGTAATCTCCTGCCCCACCTTCAACTAAATTTGTCTTTATCTGATCCATTTCTTCGTTTAAAGATATGACGATTTCGTCCCACAGATTCATTAGAGTACTATGACTCCTACAATAAAACCAAGTGCTGCTGCACAGATAACCTTTATCCATACTTTACATTCATAGGAACAAGAACAATTAGAACATCCAATTATGGATTTAAATTTAGCTATCATATTATTCTCCTGTCATTCGAGAAAGTTTTTCTATTGCGTCTAAAGTAAGACGGCCTTCTTTTTCTTTAGCATTAATAGTTGTTTCAATAATTTTTTGCAAAGCTCTTAACCCTTCAATATTTTCAGAAGATTCTCTATCTTCAGAAATTTTACTTAATTTACCAAGAAGGTCCATAGCTTTAAGCTGTTGAGAATTTTTCATCTTAGCATCTTCGGTAGCTGCATTAACAAGAGTATCAACTGCCTTCATGCTTTGTTTATTAATTCTATCTTTTTCTTTTTCTTCTGATTTAATAAGTTGTTGCTGCCCATCTTGAATTGCTTTAAGGGCTACTTCTGTTTCTTCAATATCAAGTTCTCTATTCTTGAGAGAAGCATCAGAAGCATTCTTCATAGTATCAAGTTGAAGTTTTTGTTGTTCAATCTGAAGTCTTGCTTTTTCAAGATCAACCATCTGAGCTTCAGGACTTTGTTGTACACCCATAGCCTTGTTTGCATTTTGAACTTGTTGTGCTGCTTGAGCCATAGCAACTTCCATAACATTAGGCATCTGCTGTTGCTCTGGTGGTAAGTTACCAACAAGTTGTTTAGCTACTCCTGTAACCTGCTCTTGATATTTCATAATCATATGTTCTTGAATATTAGATTGTAACACAGGAACAACTCTCTGCATTGCTGGGTTTTTACCATTCATAGGGTCTTGTAAGAAAGCCATCTTTACCTGTGTATGAGCATCATGGTTTTGACCGGGAAAGGCTGCAATAGGAAGTCCTCTTGTAGCCGCCGAAATATCCGATAACGGATCAAGTGGTTGAGCTTGTTTCTTAGCAGGTAAGATTTGATCTAGATTCGGCATGTTTGCCGCTTCAAGAATTGTTCTGTTTAATGCTTCAAGGTTGAACATACCGGGAGGAGATTGCTGGGCTAATTGTAATGCCATCTGAGCCAACATCATTCGGTGAGCATTAGAAGGGATGTTTGGATCACTAACAGGAATAACATCTACTCTACCATCAAAATCTTTTTTAAGTATTTTCTGGGACATGCCCGGTACTTCAAAAGGATATTCATTTGGTAAGTAATGGTAATTTATTTTTGCTAGAATCTTAAACTCATCTTTCTGAGACTTATGAAGTCTTTTGTGGATTGCACTAAAAAACTTACTAGACGCTTCAAGAAGAGCCATCGTTGTACCTACAGGTCCATATGTAGAAGCATCTGATACAACTTGTTCAGTGCTGTCAGCAAACTTCTGTCCTGTTGCGGTAACAAAGTTTAGCATTTGGAATAGGGTCGAGGAAGGCTCCTTATATGGCAAAGGAACAATAGACTTTGTAAGGTCCATCCCAGTTGCTTCAACTTCCTTGAACTCACCCGGTGCGATTGGATCATTATCACCAACAATTCTCACACCCTTTGCTTTAAATCCTCCCGGTAAGTTCGAGAACTGACCCGCATCCACCAAAGCTCTCATAGCCGCAGTTGCGGTTAGCGTAAGGTTTCCTAGAAAATGGATCAGTCCTAAACCATAGAAACCAAAACCCGGTACAAAACGATAATGAACAAAGTGCATTATCTTTTCTCTTGTAGGATCATCAGGACGATAGTTTCTACGAATACTTAAAACTCTACGAGATTGCTCTTCAACCGTTACAATGTAAGGAAGAGCAACGCCCTCAGAATATTCTGAATCAGCCTCAAGTTCTAAATAACAATGTTGTTCAAGTAAAACATACTGTGGATCATCTTCACCTGTTTGGGACATTCCCATAACAGTATCAATCTTAGATGATATAGGTGTAGGACTCGGGACATATGCATCTGGTAAATCAATATCCAAATACATTCCAGAACGAATCTCCCGCATTAAATCATGAGGGCTTCTGTAAATAATGTGGGTATATCTGTCTGCTTTTCTTAGATCACTTGCGTAGTAAGACACATAAAACTGATCAATAGGAACAAACTCAGAAACAGGACGTTCAAGCGAGGCGTCATAATAAACCTTTTTAAAAGCAGAACCAATTAGGGGTAGATGGAACAACATCCTTTCAAACTCATCAAAGTATTCAGGCATCTGTTCAGTAAGTTGATAGTTCATAAAATCTTGAACTCGTCTAGCTTGTTGATCCTTTTTATAGTCCTCACTTCCTAGAACTTGAGATTTAACTGGACCAGCAGGAGGGAACAACTCACCAATAGCTTTTGATTGAAACTTAACAGCAGACTCTATAAGCAAAGGATGCACAGCCGTACAGGCTCCTTCAAAAGGCTCAGAAGTGTCTTCAAGTTTTAATCCAAGAAGATCAAAGCCTCTTTCAAACATTGACTCCCATTCTGATCTTGAGTTTACATCAGCATCATATCTGTCATAAACACCTTCAGCTATTCTTATTAAATCAAAATCATCTAAGTCTTCAGCGAGATTTTCAAACCATTCTTTAATGTCTGTCTTTTCTTGAAACTCAAATTCATTTTCAAAACTAACAACCACACCACCATCTTCTTCAATATCAAAAGATATTGATTCACCAACTTCAATACTGGCTCCCTGTTCTGGTATCTGAATAATTTCAGCAGAGGGGATTTGATCGTAGGGATTTCTCTCAGTTGCCATTTTTATAAGTGTCCTTAAATTTTAAATAAGTATATTTTGTTACAGCTTTATGATATAATTATATCATGAAAAATCTCTTTATGCAACCCTTATCTTGAAATAAATACATGATCAGCTACAGTTGTACCTGCTAACTCCATATTTAACTCATTCTCAATAAAAGAAATTATTTGTTCTTGGGTTGTTCCAAAGCGTTCACATGTATTCTTAATCTCAATATTTATTACTGGCTTTGTGCGTTTAATAGTTTCTGCTGCACCTTTCAGAAACTGTAATTCAAATCCTTCAATATCTACTTTTAAATAATCAATCTGTGGAAACTCAAAGGAATCTAATGTTTTAATATGAGCGGCATAATCTCCACCATCATCTCCCACAATAGAAGCAGTGCCACTATTTCCTTGATCTGCATAAGATAATTGAACAACTCCTTCCTCATTGCCCAAAGCACAACTATGTATTTCATATTTATCTTTAGAAAACTTTTCAAGATTTCTTTCTAAACAAATACGATGTTCAAGAATAGGTTCAAAACAAATTACCTTATCAAACTTTTGAACAAGGTCAACAGCCCATGTTCCAACATGTGCGCCAATATCCATAGCAACACCAAAGTTATCAACAAAACTTAAACTGTTTGTTCTATGTGGCTCTTGGTATTCCCCGCCTAAAAAATGTTTATCAGCTAAAGGAAAATAAAAATCTTTTCTTTTTTCAATTACAACTTTTAACATACTTTATTAAGTCCTCCAATATCCTACTCGTTTTTGTCTACGGTGATTTACATCGTCTTCCCAGTTGGGATCATCAGGATGTCCCAGCCGCCAAGACTCTCGCATGTAATGCACAGCCATTACAAGAGCATCTACTTGGTCATCATGACGGCCATGTGGAAAGGTGATTAACTCTTCCATTAAATCATCTGCCCATCTTTTATTACTGGGCAACCAAACTCTACCAGATTCTAACATTGGACTTGCAGCATATACCCTAGATACTTTATCTCTATCAGGAGTGTAATCCATTACAGGTAAACCACTACGTCTTAAATCTTGAATCAATGATTGACCACTAGCCTTCTTCTCAATAATACAAACATCTGGCCTATACTCATTATAAAGTTCCTGAGAGATTCTTCTCAAATCAGGATACTCAAACTTTCCTCTTGTACTCCCCAACAAAATAAGATTACTTCCCCAAGACTCTACACCATCATAGTCTTCTTCGGGCATATCAAAGATGCCCCATGTTTGAATGACAGTAAAGTCAGCGGTAGTCTTTGTTGAGAAAGCTGTATCAAATGTTTGTATTACAAAATCACAGGAAGGAGGATCACTATATTCCCACTTTTCAATCCATCTCTTCTTAATAATCCCACCCTCTTCCGGTGTAGGATTTTGCATGTATAATGATTCCCAATATCTTGAACCATTACTTGCAATGATCTCTTCTTCATCTACTCGTAATACCTCGTCCGGTTTCCACTCAGGAAAATAAGAACTACCAACAGGTAGGTCTAGTAACTCTGAAGCTTCCTCATCAACCCAAGCAGGTATCTTCACAACCTCCCAAGGATAGGTGCTATCCATGTCCATTACTTCTTCCTGCTTCAATAACCACCCACACAGGTCATCATGGTGGTATCTTGTATTAATAATAACAATAGCACCACCGGGCATAATACGAGTTCTTAAACCAGCAGGATACCATTCCTTAATATACCTACGACCAGCCTCAGAGAAACTATCTTCTTCAGACATAGCATCATCTAAGATTGCTATGTGTGCGCCTCGACCTGCAATTTGACTACGAACACCAGCAGCATAATAAGTACCATTCTGATTCGTCTTCCATTTACCTGCCGCCCTTACATCACTTCTTAGGGACACACCCGGAAACACATCCTGAAACTGTTCTGTGTTTACAATATCTCTTACAGACCTGCCGAAGTCTGAAGCAAGCTGATCACTATGAGATATCGTCAACACTTCATGTTGAGGATTATTACCAATATACCATGCAGGAAATATCTTAGAACAAATCACTGACTTACTACTACGAGGAGGTAAGAAAACCATTAACCTTTTAATCTCACCATCCTTAACCTTCTGAAGTTTATCAGAGATAAGTTTAATATGTCTCCCCATCTTCCAATCAGACACAATCGTTGGAGCAACAAGACGAACAAAAGAAATAAAGTCCATCTTACTTTGTTGTAACACAAGATCATCTAGGAATGTACTCAGTGTCGCTAGTGTATCTATAGAGTTCTCTATAGGTTCTTCCATACTTTCTTCTAAAGTCATTGATTTCCTTTAATATTGTTATTAATAATAATTATAAAAAATAATTATTAAAGTTAATATTTTAAATATGGTTGGTTCTTTTCTCTTTAGTCTATAGAGACTATTATACACTAGTTCATAATCCTATGCAACCCCCAATTAATAAAAATTTATAGGTGTGACATTTATGCAACAGTACCCTTGATGATTCATCTTGGTATTTTTGGTAAATATTTGAGGGGTCTGTTTTATATATATGTGCCTGCCTGCATTTTTGGGGGTGGGGGATCTACAAAGTCTTTAGACTTTGACAGTCTGTCAGAAAAGAATGCTTTCCCGAAGGGAAAAAACTACAAAGTTCTCTGTAAATCTTACAGATTTAGCTTGACTGTGACATTTTGATCATAGATCAATAGTTTATTTATTACTCTCTACTTAGCTTTCTTTGAAAGCAGAGAGTGATAAATAACTTATAAATCAATTGGTTAGGGAGGTTTTGGAGACTGTGACATAAATGTCACTACCGATGAGAATCGACCAGCCCCTGATGAGGGGCTTGACAAGCTTTGATGAACTAATTAATAATCTTCTTAGTGAGTTCTTACGAACTAATAAGATGATTAATTAAACTGGAGAAACACAATGAAAGCAATAGCTTTATTTGGATTCATGGTATCAACTATGTTGTTCCTACTCTGCATGCTGAAGGTAGCCACCGAAGGTGTTTTGTTTGGTTGGATTGTGATGGATATCACATTCCTGACAGTAATTCCCCTTTCGGCCATTTGGTTTTTAGTTCATGCCTGTGAGCCGAGAAACTAATTAATAATCTTATAGTAGAGTATCTTACGATACTATAAGATGATTAATTAAAACCAACTGGAGAAAATGAGATGAGCAAAATCGAATTGTTGAACGGTGAGTTTGAGTTTCTTGATGTGGAAGTATCCGCATTCAATGGCGGGTATGATGTCCACTCACTCTCCGATGGAGAGTTTCAGTTCTCCGCTGAGACGCTGGACGAAGTAACCTACTGGTTAAGCCAAGTAGAAAACACCCTGATAAATGGAGGGTAATTAATAATGATCTAGTAGAGTATCTTGCGATACTAGATCATGATTAATTATCTTAACTAGCCAACAAAGGAGATATCCAATGGCAAAATCAACCCAACTTTTCTTTAACGACGAATGGATCAACGTAGCCGAAGGCTTTGAAGCTTTCAAGGCAGCAAAAGCCGAAGGCTTCCCGATCCGGGTACTCCACCCTTCGGGGTCATTTAAGGTAATCCACAATGTGGATAAACTTCCGGAAGGTGTAGAGGCTAGGCATAAAGCCTAGTCTCTGCAGGGCGAGGGATTGTCCCGGTTAAGCCAGTAACGCCC